GGCGACACATTTGGTACAGCAGGAGTTGTTGCTGCTTTAGTAGCAGGCATTGCAGGCCTCTTTGCTGCTAAAGCAGTAGTAGGTGCATTAGCAGGAGCAGCTAAAGGAGCAATATCTAGAGGTATTGAAGGAAGACTTAGTGGTATCTTTGGCGGCGGCGGCTCCCCGGGAGCAAGCGGCGCATCACCTAGAGCTGCACCACCGAGAGCCGGTGCTGCAATAGGAAGAAATGCAGCAGCAGCAGGCGGCGGCATCGGCAAGGGATTAGGAAACTTAGGCGGCGGTATACTTAAAGGTATTGCAAGCGGACTTAAAGCATTTGCTAATCCTCAAGTTGCTATCGGCGCAGCAGTTGTAGCAGGTGTTATACTTGTTATTGGCGGTGCGATCGCAGGTGCTGCATGGCTACTAGGCAAAGCACTTCCTACTCTTGTAGAAGGTATTAGATCTTTTGAAGAAATTGACGGCGCAGCATTAAAGTCAACAGCAGTCGGGATGTTAGCACTATCAGGAGCTATGGCAGCATTTGGTGCAGGTTCAGCAGTTGCAGGCCTAGGGGCAATGGTAGGCGGAATTACAGGTGCTATAGGAAAATTATTTGGTGCAGATGATCCGCTAGAACAACTTAAACAATTTGCAGCAGCAGATATTGATGCATCAAAAGTAAAATCAAATGCAGAGGCAATGGCTGCATTTAGCACAGCAATGGCTGCTGGAGGCGCAGGATCTGCTGCTGAAGGCTTAGGTAGTTTAGTAAGTGGAATTGCTGGCGGCATTGGAGCGTTGTTTGGAGGCAGTGACACTGACGATATTGTTGCAGATATGATTAAATTTGCTGCGGTCGATGTTGATACTGCTAAAGTTAAAAATAATGCCGAGGCGATGATTGCATTTAGTTCAGCAATGGCTGCTGCTGCGGGCGGAAGTGCTGTTGGAGGATTAGGAACCTTAGTAAGTGGAATTGCAGGCGGTATCGGCGCATTGTTTGGCGGCGACACTACTGACGATACTTTTGAACAGCTTAAAAGATTTTCGACATACGATATTGATACTGCTAAAGTTAAAAATAATGCTGAAGCAATGTCAGCATTTAGTGCAGCAATGTCAACAGGTTCAGCAGCAGCAGGCGCAGGCGCAGTAGCGTCTATAGGTAATGCAATTGCAAGTTTCTTTGGCGGTGATACTCCATTAGATCAAGTTAAAGAATTTGGAGAAATGCAACTTAATGTTGCTCAAATTGAAGCAAATGCAAATGCAATTAGATTGATGTCAACTTCTTTAACTGGTTTTTCAGAAGCAGACCTTGACGAAACTCCTATAATAAGCTATACTGAAGCTATTGAAGCATTAACAGAGGCATTAGGAAATCTAAATGAAGAATTATCAAGAGACAATGATACGCTACTGACTAGTAGAGCAGATGCCGGCGAGCTATTAAGTGGCATTAATGCATCCAGTACTGGCAGTAATCAAGGCATAAGTTCGTTAAATAGTACTATGCAAGCAATGTTAGTTACACTAGGCGATCTAAAAGATATTAATACTAAGGTTGAAAGAAATACACAAGCAATAACAAGCGGAAACTTAGCTGCCGGAAGTGTAAGCAGAACAGGAACTTAAGATGAGCTGGAAAAAATACTTTACACCTGTACAAACAGGAGATAATTTAAATGGATCATATAGTCCGTTAGGATCAAACCGCGGCGGAATAGCAGGTCCAGCCAAAAGTAACTATTCATCTTATTTGCCAGATGTTTATGTAGGTACGCCAAATCGTGTTGAACGCTATGGGCAATACAATACAATGGATATGGACAGCGAAGTTAATGCTGCTCTTGATATTCTTGCAGAATTTTGTAGTCAAAAAAATACAAGAAACGATACTCCATTTATTGTTAATTTTAGACAAACTACTGCAACTAATTCAGAAGTAACTATTATACAAAAATATTTGCAACAGTGGTGCAAACTACAAAAATTTGAAACAAGAATATTTCGTATTCTAAGAAATATATTTAAATATGGCGATCAATTCTTTGTTAGAGATCCAGAAACAAAAAAGTGGTTTCATGTTGATCCAGGAAATATAACACGAATTATTGTTAACGAAAGTGAAGGCAAAACACCTGAGCAATACGTTGTAAAAAATATAAACTTTAATTTTAAAGACATGGTTGCTACCACACCATTTAATACTCAGGGAGGCGTTCCTGGTAAAGGTTCTGGTAATGATTATGCTCCTCAAGGAAACGCAAGAGGGATGGTAGGACAGCCACAGTCAAATATGACTGGCAGTAGATTTAGTACAGACGAATCTGAAATTACTATTGATGCAAAGCATGTAGTTCATCTTTCATTAAGTGAAGGGCTAGACAGCAACTTTCCATTTGGTAACAGCTTACTAGAAACTATTTTTAAAGTATACAAACAAAAAGAATTACTTGAAGATGCTATTATCATCTATCGTGTACAAAGAGCGCCGGAGCGCAGAGTATTCTACGTTGATGTGGGTAACATGCCAAGTCACTTGGCGATGCAATTTGTTGAACGTGTTAAGACGGAAATACATCAAAGACGTATCCCATCGTCAACAGGAGGAGGCACTAATGTCATAGACAGTTCTTACAATCCTCTGTCAATCAACGAAGACTACTTCTTCCCACAAACAGCTGAAGGTAGAGGTTCTAAAGTTGAAACACTTCCAGGCGGTACAAACCTAGGAGAGATTGATGACTTACGATACTTTACTAATAAGTTGGTACGCGGATTACGTATCCCAAGTTCGTACCTTCCAACTGGAGCAGATGATTCAGCAGCACAATATAATGACGGCCGTGTTGGAACAGCATACATTCAAGAACTACGCTTCAATACCTATTGTGAACGTCTGCAAAACTTAGTAGTTGAAGAGTTTAGTCAAGAATTTAAACGTTACTTGCTAGAAAAAGGTATCAACATTGATACAGCAATGTTTGATCTTAAATTCCAGCCACCACAAAACTTTGCAAGTTATCGCCAAAGCGAAATTGATAATGCTCGTGTACCGACTTATACGCAAATGGCTGCAATTCCTTATATGTCAAATCGTTTTGCTATGAAACGTTTCTTGGGCATGACTGAAGAAGAAATTGCAGAAAATGAACGTCTGTGGCGCGAAGAAAATGATGAAAACTTAGATCCACTACCAGGTGATGCAGCAGCAGAACTTAGAAGTGGCGGCATCTCAAGTGCAGCATTAGGAGATGATTTAGGCGGTGTTGAAGACGAAGCAGGAACAGAACCAACTCCTACTGATGGCGGCGCAGCCGGCGGCCCTGCAAGCGCAACAGATCAACCAATCGGCGGAAGTGCACCGGTTACGGATCAAACGGTATAAATACTTACATGATACTTAGAGAATTATTTTACTTTGATAAAGAAACAATCGACTCAGTAGACGATAAAGGCTACGAATCTGAGTATGACGATTCTGTTGTCAAAAAAAGTGACACTCGTAAAACACGCCTAACACTTCGCCAAATAAACCGTATACGTAAAGCATCTGAACTTCATAGTGAAGAAAGTAAAAAAGATCTTGAATTTGTAAAACAAATGTACGGAATTGCTGCTAACGCAGAAGCTGGCGGAGTATGATAATTGGCAAAATTAGATAAGACTCAATACACTAAAGAAGAGTGGATTAGAGTTCGAGCTGAACGCAGAGCAAGAAAATCAAACGATCGAAGAATTAAAGAACTTGCACAAGTTGCTGCACAATCTGTTCAACCTGCTAAAATAAAAAAACCTTCTGTAGAAATTCCAGNAGGCTTTATGCCTAAATCAAAAAATGAAGTTGCATTTATAATAGGCAACGGTACAAGCCGAAAAAGTATTCCTTTAGAACATCTTAGAGATTACGGTACTATATACGGGTGTAATGCTCTTTACAGAGAATTTGAACCAGATTATTTAATAGCAGTTGATACTAAAATGATACTCGAAATTAATAAAGCTGGGTTTCAAAAGAATCATTCTGTGTGGACTAATCCAAATAAAGCATACCAAAAGTTTACTGGGTTTAATTATTTTAGTCCTTCAAAAGGATGGAGCAGTGGCCCAACAGCATTACATTTAGCAAGTGAACATAAAAATAATGAAATTTATATTTTAGGATTTGATTATATAGGTTTAGAGAACAATAAAACTGTAAATAACATATATGCAGATTCATTTAACTATAAAAAATCACATGATGGTGCTACATATCACGGCAATTGGCTCAAACAAACTTGCATTACCTGTCAAAAATTTCCTAAAAAAAGATATATAAGAGTGTTAGGAGAACCAAACTTTATACCTAAAGAATTTAATTCTCTAACTAATTTTGAACACATAACTATTGAAGAATTTAAAAAAATCTTCAATATTTCCTAGCATTCTTAGAAAATGGCTCATTTTGAGCCTGTTTCGAATATATATACGTACTTTTTGTTAAATATAATATGACAGCCCCACACCGTACGGTGTAACAAACATTTATAGGAGTTTAAAATGGCAGATCGCAATAAATTTGAAGAAATGCTTGAGCGTCTTATCAACGAAGATAAAGCAGGCGCCGAAGAGCTATTCCACGAAATCGTAGTGGAAAAATCAAGAGACATTTATGAGTCACTACTAGAAGACGAAGAAGTTGATGAAACAACAGACGAAGAAGTAGATGAGTCAGACGAAGAAGTAGATGAGTCAGACGAAGACCTAGACGAATCAGACGACGAAGAAGTAGATGAGTCAGACGAAGACCTAGACGAAAACTTTGATCTAGATACTTTTGAAGTAGAAGCCGATGACGAACCAGAAATGGACATGGACATGGACATGGGTGACGAAGAAGGCGAAGAAGCTGAAGGTGACGTAGAAGATCGTGTTGAAGATCTCGAAGACGAACTAGAAGCATTAAAAGCTGAATTTGAAAAAATGATGGATGGCGACGAAGGCGACGACGAAGGAGACGACGAAGGCGACATGGATGCAACTGACGACATGATGGGCGATATTGAACCAGAAGAAGAGTCATATGCGTTTGAATCAGACGACGAAGAAGTTGACGAATCAGCAGACGAAGACGACGAAGAAGACGAAGACGAAGTTGAAGAGTCAAAGCAACCAAAAAGCGCAAGAGATGAAATGCGTGAGTATGTAGAAAAAGTATCANCTACAATGGGCGACAACGGTGCAAACACTAAGTCAACCGTAGCAAAACCAAACAANATGGGCGGAACAACTGCTAACATCGCAAAAGCGGGAACAGAAGCAGGCGTAGAAGCTAACAAAGGTAACCTTAAAGGTTCTGCACTAAGTGATCAGAACGCTAAGGATATGAATACCAAGAACATTAACGTTCCTGGTGGTAAGGCAGCAAAAGCTGGCAAAACCGAACCTGGACACGGCGCTGAAAAGAAGTCGAAGCCAGAGACTGCTGACAATAAAAAGTCTACATTAGGCAAGTAAGCAGTATAATATAAGGAAGTTTGAATGAAAAACTTACGAGAGAACTTGACATTCGACCAAGCTAGAATTGTCGTTGAGTCTGCTAACGAAGGAAAAGACTTGTACATGAAAGGTATCATGATACAAGGCGGAGTACGCAACGCTAACCAGCGTGTGTATCCTGTAAATGAAATTGGCAGGGCTGTCAAAACTCTCAATGATCAAATATCTGGAGGATATAGTGTTCTCGGAGAAGTAGATCATCCAGAAGGCCTTAACATTAACTTAGACCGTGTAAGTCATATGATCAGCGAATGCTGGATGGATGATGCAAACGGTTATGGTAAATTNAAAATACTACCTACGCCGATGGGACAGTTAGTTAAAACAATGCTAGAAAGCGGAGTTAAACTAGGTGTTTCATCGCGCGGNAGTGGTAATGTATCAGAAGACGGCAGTAATGAAGTATCTGATTTTGAAATAATCACCGTGGACGTTGTGGCTCAGCCCAGCGCCCCTGGTGCATATCCTACACCAATCTATGAGCATCTAATGAATGCCCGCGGCGGATATAAGGCGTACGAATTAGCACAGGCAACAAAGCAAGACACAAAGGCACAAAAGTATCTAAAAGAGTCGTTGATTAACATAATCAACAAACTCCAATAACTAGGAGAATGGTATGATAGATGCACTGAAAACACTCTTTGAGAACGATGTAGTAAACGAAGAAGTCAGGGCACAAATTGAAGAAGCTTGGGATGCAAAGGTTCGCGAAAACAAAATGCAGGCAACTGCTGAGTTACGTGAAGAATTTGCACAAAAGTATGAGCATGATAAGTCAACTATGGTTGAAGCTATTGATGCAATGCTTTCTGAGCGTCTTACAGCAGAAATTAATGAATTTGCCGAAGATCGTGCGCAACTTGCTGAAGCGAAAGCTAAGTATGCTGTTGCAATGCGTGAAAATTCAAATCTGCTCAAGGGTTTTGTTGTAGAACAACTACAAAAAGAAATCCAAGAACTACGTACAGACAAAGTAGCAATGCAAGAAAATTATGCAAAGCTAGAAGAGTTTGTTGTAGANGCCCTATCAAACGAAATTGCAGAGTTCTACGAAGACAAGAAAGATTTAGCTGAAACAAAAGTACGCTTAGTACGTGAAGCTAAAACACACTTCGCTAAAGTTAAAGCTAACTTTATCGAAAGAAGTGCTACAGCAGTATCTGAAATGGTTGGCAAAACACTTAAAGGTGAAATTGCTGCACTAAAAGAAGATATTGATACAGCACGTAGAAACGACTTTGGTCGTAAAATATTTGAAGCATTTGCTTCTGAGTANGGTACTAGTTACCTAAATGAAAATTCAGAAACAGCTAAACTTCTAAAAGTACTTGATCTAAAAGACAAGCAACTAGNAGAAGCAAAAGCATTTGCTACAAAGGCAAAAACNTTAGCCGAATCAGTTAACCAAGAAAAAACTCGATTAATTGAATCTGCTGAAAGAACTAAGATTATGAACGAATTGGTCGGACCTTTAGGTAAAGATCAACGCGAGATTATGACAGACTTACTGGAATCAGTACAAACAGCACGTTTACGTGCCCAGTTTGAAAAATACCTACCGGCTGTTATCGACGGTAACACTCCAGCGAAGAAGAAGGCAGTCCTATCAGAGGCAAAAGAAGTAACAGGCAACCGTGACGCTCAGTCACAAACTAACGTTAGTAGACAAAAAGCAGACGATAATGTTGTTGACATTAGACGTTTAGCTGGATTAAATTAAGGAGATAATTATGTCAGAACTACTAGAAAGTCGCTGGCAGGATACAAAAAGCGCACTACTTGAAGGCCTACAAGGCAACAAGAAGTCAGTAATGGCTGCAACTTTAGAAAATACACGTCAGTATTTGTCTGAGACTGCCACTGCTGGAGCTACATCCGCCGGTAATGTCGCAACCCTAAACCGTGTGATCCTTCCAGTGATCAGACGTGTTATGCCAACAGTGATCGCTAATGATCTAGTTGGTGTACAACCAATGACTGGCCCAGTTGGTCAGATTCACACGCTACGTGTTCGCTATAGCGACACAGCAGGCACAGGCGCATCAGGCGCAGTTGCTGGTGAAGAGGCACTAAGCCCATTCAAGATTGCTGAAGCATATTCAGGTAATGCAACAACTGCAAAAGCCGATGCAACAGCAGCACTAGAAGGCGCAGCGGGTAACCGTATGTCAATTCAGATCTTGAAGCAAACAGTCGAAGCAAAGTCACGCAAGCTATCAGCTCGCTGGACATTTGAAGCNGCNCAAGACGCACAGTCACAGCACGGCATCGACGTTGAAGCAGAAATCATGGCAGCACTTGCTCAAGAGATTACTGCTGAGATCGACCAAGAAGTACTAAGTTCACTAGCAACACTTGCTGGTACAGGTACTGATACGTTTAACCAGGCAGCAGTGTCAGGTACAGCTACATTCGTTGGCGATGAGCATGCAGCACTTGCAGTTCTAGTTAACCGTGCAGCAAACCGTATCGCACAGCGTACACGTCGTGGCGCAGGTAACTGGGCTGTTGTTTCACCAGCAATCCTAACTGTTCTACAAAGTGCTACAACTTCAGCATTTGCACGTACTACTGAAGGTACATTTGAAGCTCCAACTAACACTAAGATGGTTGGTACTTTGAACAATGCAATGAAAGTATATGTTAACACATATGCAGCTGATGACGATGTGCTAATTGGCTACAAAGGTTCAAGCGAATCAGATGCAGCGGCATTCTACTGCCCATACATCCCGCTAATGAGTTCAGGTGTTGTCCTAGATCCAGGCACATTCGAGCCAACAGTTTCGTTCATGACACGTTATGGATATGTTGAGCTATCGAATACTGCTTCGTCACTAGGTAACGCAGCTGACTACCTAGAGAAGGTAGAAGTTAACAGCAGCAACCTAGCATTTAGCTAAGTTAACGTTTTAACGTAAAACGAAAAAGGCCCTTCGGGGCCTTTTTTATTGACTTTACTAAAAGCATGCTTTTCTCTTTTGTGATAAATACTTATGTCGTAAATCGTGCTACATTAGTAGACTTGTGCGGAATTGACCCACCGCGTATTACTTAGAACGTAACTATAGGAGAAAACAAATGGGACGTCCAATTAATAAAAGATTTTTCGGTGCTACAGGAGTAGACGCTACACCAAAAATTCCAGCAAGATTCCATGATGGATCAAACTTAATCGAAGGAAAGATTTTATCACAACGTGGTACAAATAAATTTAACTGTTCTAATGACGGCGACACAATTACAAAGGTATGCCGTTTAGTTAACGAAATCTCACCAAATGCAGAAGGCGAAATGTCTCTAATTGGCATTGGCGCTGGCGGAAGTTCAGTAATTATTAAAAAATTATTTAATAGAACTGCAACAGACTGGGATAACAATCGTTATACTTGGGCGCTTGAAGATGACTCAACAGAATCAATTCTACGTTTAACAGCAATCTAAGGATAAGCTATGTCTAAGTTCTTCAGAGTAGATGGTGGTGACTATAAGATTACCGTACAAAACGGTGGTGTAATAACTCTTGACACCGGTAACGAAGAAGGCACTGTTGTAATTACAGGTGATTTGACTGTATTAGGTAATACTACTACAGTTGATACAGCAAACATGACGATTGAGGATAATATTATACTCCTCAATCGTGGTGAAGCTAACGCAGGTGTTGCAGGAGGCGTAGGCGCCAATTCATCATCGGGTATTGAAATTGATCGAGGATCATTAAACAATGCATTTATGGTAATAGACGATAGTGTTACTGATAATGTTAACGGAACTAAAGGCCTATTTGTATTTAGATTAGATGGCGGCGCTTTAAAAGGTATTAAAACTAATCATGTTAATACAGCAGGCGGTGATTTACATTTAATTAATGCAGGATCGGGTGTAATAACTGTA